TTCCTCTGCTTCTTTCCAATATACAAGAGCTTCATTAAATCCTTTAGCAGAATCAAATTCTTTAATAGCTGGATTAATAGTCCAATGTTCTAGCATCTCATCAAAGATATCTTGAGTTGATGGAGGGGTTAATAAACCATACTCATCAGCTTGAAATCCAGGTAATTCTAATTTTAATGCTTCTCTCTTAGTTCTTTTAATTAATGTCTTTTGTAAACTTTCTAATGGAAACTCATCTATCTTTCTAACAAATGTTTTATATCTAAAGAATCCAATAGTATCATTTACATTTCTACGATACTGGTCTGGACTTAATGTATTCTTTTCTCTAACAATATCATGCCAATCTTTCTCTTCATTAGGATTATCTATATTTAAATAATATCCACTTACATCTAAAGTATCGAATATCTCTTTATTATTTGCTTGAAATTCTTGAACTCTAACACTACTTGGTTTTTTACCAACTTCATATTGAGACTTTGGACTCATTAAATATGGATGTTCTATACCATATAGTTCTAAAAATTCGTTATAAGTAGCAATATCATCATCACCATTCTTTTGTTTAATTCTTAGAAATTCTTCATAAAGAACAGCTTGTCCATATAAATGCCCTTGTTCATCTTCAACAAAGTATTCAGGTTTAAATCCTGCAGGTCCAAACATTTGTGCTATAAATTGAAAAGCAAATAATGTCCCTGACTTTTCTTTAGCATATTCCAAATAAGCATCTTCTATCTGTCCTTGATTTACATTATTAATACTTTGACCTGGATATAACTTACTTAAGTAAGAATCTAACTTACCATCATTATATAATCTTTCTGGTTCTCCAGCACTTACTCCCCATCTCCATAAGTCAATAGTTGTTCTAGCTCTCATCTTTTCAGATTCACTACTAGAGTCAGAGATTATATCAAAGTCATCAGGGTCTTTTAACCATGCTCCTAATTTTGTCCATACAGGAGAAGCTCCAAATACTTCAGATGCAGTTTCTGGAGGAGGAAAATTACCAAATATAAACTTCTCTAAATCATTAGCCCAACCATATTTAGCACCTGCTTTTGTTGAAGCTGTTTCTATTTTAGGTAATAATCTATTTATTCCAAATGCTACAAAAGGGTTAGGTCCAGGAACAAATCCTTGTGCTAGTAAGTTAACTCCTTGTACTTGTACTCTTGGAGATATTTGAACTCCTTGTTCTCCACCAACATTCTCATCATCAAATATTAAGTTAGACATCCATCCACCAAATGGATATACGAATACATCTCTTTGTGGGTCTCTTGGGTCAGGAGCAAAGAAACCTTCATCTGAACTAGGTCCTAATGCATCAGCACCTGTTGCACCTCTTACACCTACATGACCTTTCCTTATAGCATAAGGATTCTGTGCTAATAATTTACCCCAAGTCTGGAATACTTCAAACCATACTTCAGCGAATGGAAAAATATTTACAAGCTTATCTGATATTGCATGCCTTTGTCTTGTATCATAAAGTAATTCTTTTACTCCAGCTAATCCATAAGCTTTACTTTCTGTATTCATTGCTGCATAATCATCTATCTTTCCTGGTTTATATAAAAGAGAAGAGCCTTTTAATTCATCAATTAAACTTTTAGGAACAGCAGCATCTATAGCTTCATCTATAAATTGCTTTCTTAATCTTGGTGTAAAGTCTTCAAATCTATTACCAATATACATCCATCTAAATTGTTTAAATGTTGATGACCTATTTAAATAACCTATTGGTTTAGTAATTAATCTATCAAATGCTCCTTGAAGAAAGTGGTCCCATACTTCTTCTAATTGTGCTAACCCTTTCTTAGAGTCCATTTCTTTCATAGGTCTTGCAACAGTTAATGTACCTGGGTCAATACCATCTGTCTTGTTGTAGTATTGTTTTAATTCATCAATAATTTTTCTTTTAGAAAATTTATTTATTAAGTTAACTTCACTTGAAAAGAACTCTAAAGTTTCGTCACTTGCATATTTCTTTAACTCTCCATTAGCAATCATATTTCTAATATGTTTATTACCAGTATGAACATCTGTTCTTAATTGATATTTATAAGTTCCATCAGATTGTTTAATTAAATCTATACCGTCAGAGACAACACCACCTGAAGTTATTCGTGCTCTTGATTCTAACATTTGTAAATGTTGGTCTAATAAAACAGAGGCGTCATCTAAGATTCCTCTAAATTCACTTCCACCATTTTTAACCATTTGCAATCTAGCTTCTCTACCTGCAGGACTAGCTAACCATTCTGCTAATTCATCAGTTCCATAACCATATTTAGCTACAGCTTTTTGTAAAGGGTCAGTTCTTAAAAGTCTTAATTCTTGATATACAGATTCAGCTATATCATCTATTTCCATTTCTGATGTAGATTTACCAATATATTCTAAATCTCTATTTTTATATCCTCTTTCTCTTGGACCACCCATATCTTGAAATCTTGCAGTTCTCTGTGTAGCTTCAAGAAATTCTTCTTCCATCATGAATTGAACAGCGTCTTTATTGTATTTAGCTCCTTTTTTAATTCCAAGTCTTTCTATTGCTTTACCTAACTTAGAATCTGGATTGTGTGCAGATAACCAAATAATAAATTCATGTGGTTTATTAAATGCACCAGCTAATCCTCTAGTAGCAATACGAGCTGATTCCTCTAAAAATACTCTTGTAAAAAAAGCACCTCGTAACAATACTAAAGGTTTAAATATATTTCTTGTATAGTAAGAAGCCATATTGCTTAAGAAACTTTGTTCAAGTCTTTTAGTACTAATAACACCTTCTGCTAATGGATTGATTCCTGTTTCATCAAAAGGACTAATATATTTTTTAAATTGTTTTATATCTTTTAAATTAAATTGATATTTATCTTTTGTAAATACTCCTTCTGGAGTAAATTTATATGGCCTAAACCATCCACCCATAGCTTTCTCAAGTAATCTATAGTCAACTAATGGAGCTATATTATCTTGCATTTCAGTAAATAAGTTAGCTGTCATTGAAGTAACAAGTTGACCTTTATCATCTACAGCTCTACCAAGTTCATCTAATTGATATCCTTTAAAGTTTGTACCTATACCTGGAAGTACTCTTCTTCCAAAAGCAGTTCCATAGATTTTAGATTTTTGTTGACCAGAAAACATATCTTTAGCAGCAAAAGCTACATACTCCCAGTTACCACCTCTAGCTTTAACTCTTGCTATATCTCTATCTTTTTGACGTTGAGTAAAACTTCTTATTGCACTTTTATCCATAAAGTCTAAATCTATAAATTCTTCCAATATCTTAGATGATTCTGTTGGGTCGTATTTATTTATTTGTAAATGAGATGCTAATTGTTTATATCCTACTTGTAAGTTATTTAAAGGTATTCCCATATCAGGTACAACACTTAATAGTTTTCTATAGTATGGGTCATAAGTTGAATTAAAGTTAGAACTAAATCCTAAATATCTTTCAAAGTCAGGTAATTCACCCGCATCAATTTTATTTAATACATTTTGTTTATATGTATAATCAAGTCCGTATTTATAAGTAGCTTCTCCAATTTCATCCATCTTATCAACAATCTCTTCTACACCATCTTCAACTCTAACAAGACTCTTAGTTCTTCTGCCTACTAATGTTTGTCTAACTTTTCTAGATTTTTCTCCTGCCCAACTTCCAAATGTTCTATATTGTGCATTTTGATTAATACCTGTTTGTCTAAGAACTTTATTTAAAACTAATGAACCAGTCTTAGGTAATAATCCATCAGGTAATTTATAAGGTACTAACTGACCTGCTTCATCTGTTATCTTTATACCTGTACCTATCATATCTCCAAACATTCTTTGTATCATTACAGGGTCAGATTCTTTAATTATTTGTGCTTGAACTTGTGGAGGAAGTATTCTAGTAACTGGATTGGTTGCTAAAAAGAATATATCATCAGTAGTAGTATCTGCTAATGATTCCCATAGTCTTAAATTCTCAGGTCTACTTAATATATCATCTTGAGTTTCTTGAAAAAATCTAGGTACTCTACCAAATAAAGTATTCTCTCTCTTAATCTTCTTAAGAGATTTCTTTACACTTCGTCTATCAACAGAAATATCATCAGTTTTTTTCCAAAAACCAAATCTATTTGTATGTTTAGAAATATCACTGAAGTCATTAGTTCCATCTATTTCATCAGCAATTTCATCCATTAAATCATCAGCCATCTTTCTAGGGCTAATTTTTATACTCTTACCTGTTTGTTTGATTCTTCCTGTTTGCATTAAGTCAAATGCTTTATTGCTACCTCTCATACCTCTAAAGAGATTTCTTGTACCTTTAATACCTTTACCTGCAAATATTTCAGGAGCTAGTTGATAAACAAAATCTGTTGTACCAGATAGAATATCAAATGCTTTTGAACCTGGTTCGTAAACTTCAGCTGCTGTTACTTTGCCTGGAGAGTATTCAAGTAGAATATCTTTGTTTGCCCAATCAGGTCTATAGTAATCTTGATGACTTTGTCCTGCCCAGAAGTATCTTTGTCTTGCTCTACCTGCATAGAAGTTAACTTTATTAGGATTATATGCAGATGTATAATGAATCTCACCATTTTCATCAAATGTCTTAAGAGGTTCACCAATATGTCTATATACAAAATCACTAGCTTCTTCTGGTGATAACCCATAGTTATTTACTAAATCAACATAATAAGGTGTATTTTCAGCTTTAACAGATTCCATAGTTATCTTTGTAGCTCTATCAAAGTTAAGTGGTTTACCTTGTACAACATTTCTCCACATATTTGCTAATACAGGTTCTCCACCCATACGATGTGCTTCTTGAACCATATCTATTTGTTTTCTTAAAGCATCTCCACCTAATACATCTTCACCTAGATTAGCTACAGCTGCTCCACTTAAATCTATTTGAAGTTGATTTTGAGCTTGAGCAGGTGTAAATCCATCTCTTACTAACTTATCATATGCTTTTAAATCTCTTAGATAAGCTTGAGAACGTCCTACTTTCATAGGTTGTCCTGGTAGTAATGCATTTACTCCACTTGCAATAACAGACCATTTACCTGAAGGTCCAACTGTTTGAAAGAATGCATCTAAAGCAGCAAAAGCCCATACACCATATTGAACATCTCCTGGTTTAGTACCACCTGGGAATAAACCTCCAGTTAATAAATCACCTATAGACATCTTCATGTTATCTTCTAGATGTTCATATCTATATTTTTCTTGCATTTCTTTCCATAGCTTTGCTTCATTATGAATACGTGCAGTAGATATTTCTTGTGCTATTTCTTTAACAGCATTATATTCTGGTGGAATACCTAATAAAGATAATCCAGCTGCTTCAGCAGCAGGTATTTCTGGAAACTTTTCAGCATATATCTCTTGGTCTTTTACTACTTGGTCATTCTGTTCAATCATGAATTTATAATGATTTACTAATGCATCTTGGCCTGAATGAGCACGTAAGATATCGTAATAGTTATTACGGTCATTAAAAATAAATGCCATTATTTTTGCCTGTTATTAATTAACTCAATCAGTATAGGTGATGGATTTATTTCATAAAGTGCTTGTAAGATAGCATCTGTATTATCAGCTACTTGTTGTGGCCCTGCACCTGGTCCTATTGGAACACCTTGAGTACCTAGTTCTCCAGGTCTTTCAGTAGGAGCAAATATATTAGGAGCTGCTATAGGTCCTGAAGAAACTGGTAATGGTGCTCCTTGTTGTTGTTCAACAAAAGCTTTATTTGCTCCATATTCAGCATCAGGTAATCTTCTTAATGGTTGGGTTTTACTACCAGGTCCACCACCTGTTCTATTTTCACCTGCTCCTGCTCCAGGTCCCGCTGCTGGTACTGGTGCTGGTTTTCTAGCTTGTCTTGCTCCGCCTCTACCCCTCGTCATAATTGTCTACTTCGTTTGTAAATAAAATAATAACTCCTGGTCTAGGATGTATAATTTGTACAACATTTTCAGATAGTATATCTATTTCATCTGAAACACCGTATTCGTTATAAACCATTTCCCAGAACTCGCTTTCGTAATATTCATTCATCTTAAGCTCCAAATGCCTGTGCCATTGTTGGGACTCCACCTTGACCTCCTTGTTGTTGCATCATTTGTTGTTGTATCATAGCTTCTTCTTCAGGAGTCATCTGTGGCTCCTGTGGAGTATAAAACTGTCTCATTATCTCTGTAATCTCATTTGGGAACTCATAAATAGCAATAGCTGCCATTGTTGCTGCTGGGTCTCCTTGTGCAGACCTAGCAAGTATAGAATCAAATAAGACTGATTCAGCTTTATTCTTCCTTATTCTTTCTTGTACCTTAGCTATATTTTCTAAACCATCAATATTGTCTTGTAGAGTTTCTACGTCTATAACACCTGCTTGTAATAATTGCAAGCCAGTGACAATTTTTTGTGGTTCATCAAATCCAGCCATTACTCCATAGATACGTCTTGTAGTGAAATTACCCCCTATATCTTTAAGAGGTGAATAATTCTCACTAAAAGCTGCACCTGCGTAGAAACCTGCCATAGGTTTTTTTGTTATATTAGTTTGATAAGATAGAACTACATCTAGTTCTAATCTCTTAGAATCCATTTCAACAATACCGTGTTTAATGATTTCTCTATATTCATTAATCATTAATGACATAGTGCTATTTAATTCTGATAGACCAGCACCCGTAACAAAAGAGTTAGGAGATTGAGAGTCATCAGTTACTGGGTAACCTCCGACCATTCTTAGTTGTCGTTCCAATCTATCTATTTGTTGGAACAATTGATATGGTATGTTGTTCTGTGGTTTAGAAACTTGTGTACCAGGAGCAAGATAATTTACCGCAAATCTGCCTTTTCTATATTGTCCGGATTCTATCTCTCCTGATATGTTAGTTTCTGTAAACACAGAATCTTCCATAGCTATTGCTGACATGATGTTAATCTTTGCCATCATAGCCATCAAACCTATAACATGGTCGTACTGTCCTTTGAGTTGGTCAAATGACATCTTCTTAACAAATACAAATGGTGGTGTAGACAATACGTTAGGTATGAAATCTATTATCATTGCTTTCTCAGGGAAAACTACATATGTCCCACCTTGGTCATAGTATTCAATTATCTTTACACCTTGGCTAGTATTATCTTCCCAATCAGAAGTAGTTTTAGTATCAAATGTTCCAAAAGGATAAGCTGGTGCTGTTGCTCCTTTGTTTGTTTCATCTTCATCTTTATTTAAAATCTGTTCTGCAAACTCTGGATAAATCTGTGCAAGTTTATATCTAGGTATTCTTCTAACAACAGCCATTTCTCTTGGTTGTTGGTCAGGTCCAAAGTTTCCTGGGAATGTATCATAAGGGTCTCTTAGTTCAGCAGAAGGATAAGCAAATCCATTTTTATCTATTTTTGTTGTTATAACCCAAGCAACATAACCATAACCAGGTAACCATCTAGCAGCTTGTGCTAATTGTAAATTTAAATTTTGTTTCTCATCATAGTTAGTAACAATACGTTCTAACTTATCAGCCATCATCTTTGACCTAGTTGAATCATTTTCATTAGGTACATCAACTCTTACTTGAGGTATACCTGAAATCTTTTGAGCTAATCTATCTATTCCTGATTGAAGCATGTTAGGAGCTGGTAATAAATCAGCATCTGTTGTTTCCATTGTATTACCAAGTAAAGCTTTAATACCATCAGGTCCACCATTTAAAATAGCTTTAATTCTAGCTTTTGATATTTGTCTTTCTTGAACACCCTTGCCGCTAGTTAGCATTCCTGCTGCTCTAACTATCTCTTGATAGTTTTTTATATCTAAACTTTCTATCCCCATGTTGGTTTATCCATATCCGTTAACTTATAATCTCCATAACTTGGATTGTAGTCCAATCCCATATCAGCAGTATGCTCTTTTTGCATACGTCTAAATACTTTCATCGGAAACCACCCTGCCATTACTATGTCAGTTTTCTCTTTATTCCTTTTAGAGACTGGTTTCCCATCAAAGTATAACAGCTGTTGTCTATATTTCTGTACCTTTGCATTAGATTCTCCATCACCAGTAGGTAGATGAACTTTCTTATTTTCAAATAAATCTGCCATAGCTCCTACACCATATAGTGGGTCATGTTTATTTTTTCCAGTTAGGTGTCCTTGAATTTGAATACCACTACGTAATGTAAATTCTTTTATTGCTGCATCTTGTCTAATAGCAGTTTGAAAACCATTTTCTTCTATTATCCAATGTCTACAATCGTACTTATGTACCCAATCAGACATTTGGTCTAAAGCTGCTCTCACTCCCCCACCACGTCTATTCTCTAAATCTACTAAGTAAAGTTCAGCTCTATATACATCTATTCCCCATAATACAGATGCCTGGTATCCAGAAGATGCTGGGTCTAATCCAGCAACTAGATATAGATTTTTATAAACCTGTCCCATTACTAAGTCAGGTCGTGTACATTGGTCAATCATGTTCATAGTAAAGATTTGTGTACCTTCTACATATGCCTGGTTGTAATAAACCATTTCAAAAGTTTGTCTACCTCCTGTAGACTCTGCAGAATTTAATCTAGATTGCAACCATTTAAAACTTCTCTTAGTAGGCCATAACATACAACTAACATGGTCTTCAACAATATGCTCTGGTATTTCACATTCCATTTTGTGTGCTGTTTCAACTATTGTTGTAAAGTTATCTGATTCTAAAAGATGATTATATAAATCATCAGGATGTTGTCTTGAACCTATAACAACTACAGCAGTATGTTCCTCTTTTCTTGAAGATAGAGTTGTTGTCCACCATTGTCTTGTAGATTCTCTTGCACCAGGTTGCTGTGTAGTTTGATGGTCCTCAATGTCATCTGCAATTATTAAATCACAGTCTCTTGATAATATCTTTCCACCTTTACCTACAGCTACCATAGTTGGAGATTTAATTCCTGCTACTGTTCTTGTACCTACAGTAAATTGATTCTGACTCCAATTCTTTCCAGAACGGTTATCTGGCTTAAAATTTGTTCCTGGGGGACAATATGCATCTCTTAGCTCTTCGTTCGTGTCAAGCACGTCTAGGACTGCACTAAGGGCATTCTTAGCTATATCTTCGTTTCCACCTACCCACATGATACGTATGTTCGGATTCTTACATATCTGATAAACAGCGAAGTGAATTAATAGTTCTGTCTTTCCGTGTCTAGGGGGACTTAATATTAATAACTCTTTACCGTGTTTAATTGAATCAATGATGTTATTAATCCATCCTATATGAAAATCAGCAGTTTCATACTCTTTACCCAGCTCCGTCCTAAAGTACTTCTTGCGAAAGCTAGAAAAATTTCTAAGGTTATTTTCAGCTTCTTTGGATAACTCCCAATCTTCTGCTAAAACTTCGTTCTTACTATCTATCTTGAAGGCAGCGAGCATACGAGATACGGTAGCTGGAGTGCAACCAAGGAGAGAAGCTGCTTTAGTTACTGTCATGTCGCCGTTCGCTACCTCTTCTGCTATTCCTTCACTTACAAAAGATGTATAGTATTGTCCCCTACGTACACTTGCATAGTCTCCACCATCACTCTTGTATTCTTTAT